CACAGTGACGCAGTCCGGCACTAAACTGGTGATCAGTTACAACGGCACCCCGGTGCTGAGTATAGATAGCACCGGCAATCTGGTCGGTTTGAACAACGTCACCGCCTACGGCACCCCGTAAGGAGTAGAAATGGCACTGCCTTCATCCGGCCCCCTGAGCATCAACGATATTGCCGGTGAGTTCGGCGGATCGACTCCGCATGCAATGTCCGAGTATTACGCCGGAGGCGGGTTGGTTCCTGCGGGCACCAGTGGAACGTATGGGGCAGTACCCAGCAGCGGAACGATCTCCATTCAAAATTTCTACGGTACGTCTAATTTTGTCCCAATTTATATTGAGGAAGTATTTTCGACGTGGCTATACACTGGTGCGGGCGGCACACAAACCATAACCAACGGAATTAATCTGACCGGTAGCGGCGGGCTTGTTTGGGTTAAATCCAGGAGTCTCTCCTCGAATAATCCTTTTGCAGATACGGCTCGGGGCGGTGGTAATATCATATATTCAAACAGTACTGCCGCTCAATCAGGCCCAGGCATAAATGATATTACGGGATTTACATCGACTGGTTTTACTATTGGGAATAATGCCAACGTCAATCAAAATGGGCAGACCTACGCCTCATGGACATTCCGCGAACAGCCGAAGTTCTTTGATGTAGTGACGTATACGGGGAATGGGGCAAACCGCACCATCGCGCACAGCCTCGGCTCAGTGCCGGGGTGCATCATTGTCAAATGCACAAGTGCTTCTGGCACCGACTGGATGGTATATCACCGCAGCACCGGAGCCTCGCAGTATACGCGACTAAATTTAACCGATGCAGCCTCAACAGATGCTGCTGTTTGGAATGGAACGGCCCCAAACAGTACGGTTTTTTCTCTTGGAACTAGTTCGTTTGTTAACGGAAACGGCCTGTCATACGTCGCCTACCTCTTCGCCCACGACGCAGGAGGCTTTGGCGCGACGGGTACGGACAATGTGATTTCGTGTGGGTCTTTTCAAGACAATGGTAGTGGTACAGACCTAAATGTGACTCTTGGATACGAGCCGCAATGGCTATTAGTGAAACCAACAACTTCCAATGGTAACTGGCAGTTGGTAGACTCTATGCGTGGGTTTGTTGCATCTCCGGGAACCACGACATCTGTTTTAAGACCAAATTCAACAAATGCTGAAAGCACGTGGAATATAGTTTGGGGACCAACAGCAACTGGTTTCCAGTGGAATCAAAATAGCGGGCTAACATATATCTACATCGCCATCCGTCGCGGCCCGATGAAAACTCCGACGACGGGGACGAGTGTGTTTGCGCCTGTAAGCCAAAATGGCGGCGGCACTGTAACTACAAACTTTCCTTCAGACTTATCTATTACTAAGGACAGAAACGTCTCATCAACGGTTGGAGATAACTTTGCTTGGACTAGGCTTATTGGGTCTAGAACAGCATCCTCCGCAGCAATAAACCTTAAAACAAATTCTACAGTGGCTCAATCTGCGGGTGATTTTTCCGCTGCCGCCATGAATGTCAGCAATACGGCAGTTGTTGACAGTTTCTTTGCAAATACATATCCGGTAGTCTACTGGAACTTCCGCCGCGCCCCCGGCTTCTTTGATGTGGTTTGCTATACGGGGACGGGTTCTGCAAGGACGGTGAATCATAACTTGGGCGTTGTGCCTGAGTTGATGATTGTGAAGGGGCGTTCGTTCACGTCGAGTTGGCATATTTATGACGCCACAAATGGCGCCACCAACTATATGCGCTTCAACAACGACCCGTCCACTGCGCTGTCCACAATTTGGAATAACACGGCACCAACCTCTACGCAGTTTACTGTTGGTACGTCCGTAGGAACAAATTCCAGTGGTCAAACTTACGTCGCCTACCTCTTTTCCACCGTCGCGGGAGTTAGCAAGGTTGGTTCATACACCGGCACTGGTGCGCTTCAGACCGTCAACTGCGGGTTTACCGGCGGCGCTAGGTTCGTGCTCATCAAACGCACGGACGCAGGTGGCGATTGGTGGGTGTATGACTCTGCACGCGGTATTACAAGTAGCGACGACCCCTACCTTTTCTGGAACACCACGGGAGCGGAAGTCACGGGCACTAACTACGTTGACACCACCAGTGTGGGGTTCCAAGTCACCGCAGCAGCCCCGGCGGCGTTGAACGCAAACGGTGGAACCTTCATCTTCCTTGCCATCGCATAAGGAGCAATCATGGAAATCAGAATCAGGGCCACGGGCCAAGTGATGTTTTGGAGTGAGTTCCGTGAACTGCTCCTCAGTCAGAATCCCAGTGAACTGGTCACTGTGCTGCCTCAGACCGAGGAATGGCTGGACGCGCATGGGGCAGATGTGGTGTTTGAGGGCCCACAGGCTACCGGCGGGACGGTCTATCAGTTCTCCATGCGCCAGGGCGTCGAGCAGATTGGCGGCAAATGGCACACCAAGTATGTGCTCGGCCCGATCTTCACCGACACCACGGACGAAGACGGCAAGGTCACGACTGCCGCCGAGAATGAAGCAGCGTACAAGGCCCAGAAAGATGCGGAGCAGGCTAAGGCCGTGCGCGAGCAGCGCAACCAGAAACTTGCCGACTGCGACTGGACCCAACTGGCAGACTCCCCCGTGGACAAGGCTGTGTGGGCAACGTACCGCCAAGCCCTGCGGGATGTGCCTGGGCAGGCTGGGTTCCCCTGGACCGTCAACTGGCCTGACCAGCCCTAATTTATGGAGCCCATAACCGGCATTCTTGCGGCAGTCTCAGCAGCGAATGCCGCGTTTGGGGCCGTTAAGAAACTCGTCGCCACGGGCCGCGAGATCCAAGATGTTGCCGGTCAGATCGGCAAGTGGTACGGCGCTTTCGGGGACTTCAACCGCCTAGCCAACGACAAGGCCAACAAGAAGCCCTCAGTCTTTAAGCGGCTGCTGCATGACGACAGCATTGAGCAGGAAGCCTTGCAGATCACGATGCACAAGCAGGCGCTGATCAAGCAGGAGTACGAACTGAAGATTCTGATCATCGCTCACTACGGTGAAAACGTGTACAACGAGATGATCATGGAGCGCATCCGGCTGAAGAAGGAGCGCGAGAAGAAGGAGCGTGAGCACCGCCTGCGGCAGCAGGAGTTCATGCTCAACGCCAAGTACGGCGCAGCAATTGCCTTCGTGGCAGTCGCCCTGATTGGGGTGGGTTACTACTTACTCGACAAGGTACAGCAATGAGTTTCAGGAAGCCGCCGGAAGGCGCAAGCCGTTCAGAGAGGGAGGCCCATGTCAAGGCTCTTGCTGCGGTTTCTATTAGCCTGCTTGCTCTACTCCTTGCTGTTACAAATTACTTTGCCGGACGGAACTCATCTGCGGTTCTCAATGGAACCATAGAGTCGAACAACCTGTGGGCGTGGTATCAGGCCAAGAATGTCCGGGCGACTATCTACGAGGTCACCAACAACGAGCAGAAGGCAGTCAAGCAACGCGCCGACATGGACGAGATCATGGAGAAGGCCCGTGCTGCTGAAGCCAAACGCGACGCTGCCAAGGCCAAGTCTTCCTACTACTCTTACTCCGGCATGGCGCTGCAACTGGCCATCGTCCTGTCCTCTGCCGCCATCCTGGCCGTCACTCTGAGCCTGTTCTACGCCTCCATCGGCGTGGGGGCGGTTGGGGTGCTTCTGTTTTTCTTTGCTCTAGGAGCCTGAGATGCTGTCGCTTCTTTCCACTCTCGGGGGCTTGCTGCTCTCGGGCCTGCCCAAATTGCTCGAATACTTCCAGAACAAGGCAGACCAAGCCCATGAACTGCGTCTGGCTCAGGTGCAGACCGAGCGGGAACTCCAGTTGGCCGCAGCAGGATTTGCCGCCCAGGCTCGGATGGAGGAGATTCGCACCGAGCAGGTGGCGATGGAAACAGACGCCCGGATGACCGAGGCGGCTCTGGCGCACGACCAGAAGATCATGGACAAGGCTTCTCGATGGGTGGTGAATTACACCGGCACCGTCCGACCTACGGTTACCTACATCTTCGTCTTCGAGTTGGTAGCCATCAACGCCTTCATGGCGTGGTATCTGTGGAACCACCCGAATCTGATTCAGAGCATGGACGACATCATCAAGTATTCGGACCTGATCTTCTCTGCCGACGAGATGGCGATCCTCGGGGGCATCATCGGCTACTGGTTCGGTTCTCGCCAGTGGAGTAAGAAGTGAAACTGAGCAAGGCGGGCGAAGACCTCATGCACAAGTATGAGGGATTTAGGAGTAAACCCTACCTTTGCCCTGCCCAAATCTGGACGATTGGCTACGGCCACGTCCTGTACCAAGAGCAGATCAGGCTCCCGGTCATCCGCAAGGAAGGCTATACCGGGATGCTGCGCTCTGAGTTCCTTTTGAAGCCGGAGGACAGCCGTGTCTGGACTAAGACGGAGATCGACGAACTATTCCACGCTGACGTCGTCACTTTTGAACGTGGTGTTCTTCGACTTGTTCCCGGTGTACCTGGGCGTCAAGGCAGCTTTGACGCTCTGGTCAGTTTTGCCTTCAATGC